GTCTGAGAGAGAATAGAATCTTTCATACACGCTATGGTAACTAACTCCTGATGGGATAACATGGACGGCGCTACCTGCTCCAAACTCGTCCAGAACACTTAATGTACCCGTGTCAGGAGTTGATTTTGGAGCACCCGAAGCAGGAACATATTCTGTGGTCGCGGGCAATCCATCATAGGAGGATACCCAAATTGCGCTAGGCCCGTTATAACTTGAGTCATAAGGGTGGGCACCACTCACAGAGCAATATGCTGCGTTGAGTCTAGAGGTATCCGCAATGTTCCAAATCATTAATCGGTTGCATAGATCTCCACTAGCATCGTAGTATGCACCGTCTAGAGGACTACTCTGATTTCCATGCACGAAGTGAACATTTTGCACATTGACCGTACTGTCTTCGGCGGCTCTAACACACATGCCACCAATACTAACCTTTGCACGATCCGAGATAGTTGGGCTGGAGAGAGGGTTGTCTTTGACAATATAAGTTAGAGCACTAGTTCCTTTTGAGAATGTAGGAATATCGACATTTAGATCAGCAACACTTAGCGCAGCACTAACATCATCTAGGTTATTCGTAGTGATTCCAGTAGAGTGCTGGGGATTAGGGTAGAACTGTAATCCACCGTGATCAAACAAAGCACTAGTTCCAAAGTTTAGTAAATCATCATCGGTGCCTGCCGCCACTACTCCAATACCTGTGCTTCCGTTAACCCAAAGAGCAGGCCATGCGCCAAGATCCCTCAAGTTTATCTTTGAGTTCTTATTAGCAACTAGGCAAGACCTAGTGGAGTGTAGTTCGACCGCCGTGTGGTTTTCTGGGTCTAATAAATCAAAGGCACTAGCATCAAGAGCCCAGCTATCAGATTTTCTAGGAGGTTCGATATTCAGAGTTGATTGATCCTCAACTAGAACATCTACACCAAATTGAGCTATTGCTGTAGGCCCATGGAAATTAACAGACGATTGTTTATCCGCATAGACACCCGCCGAAAGCTTTTGGTAACTGTAGTCTGATGGACCCATTATAAGGGTCGCACCTGTTTTACTGCCAAAGAAACTTAACTTTGAACCGTTGACAGCCCTAGCAGCCAATCCAAACATGGGCACATTGGCTTGTGCATCTGCGGTGTGACGAGGGAATATAACTGCATGTAATAGATCCGCAGTGGATCCATCCTCTACAGAGATGGTGGCTAGGTTTCCTTTGCCATCACGCCAAGTGTTCACTCCATGAGAGTTTCCGAATCTACAGTTTCCATAGAGTTCAGGGACATGATCTTTAGAGGCAAAGCTAAACGAGCTTTGATTTCTGAGAACTAAGTCCTGGGAGTTGTATTGGAAAAGAACTGAGTTTCTAGCTGTCTGTCCCGCCGCCCCTGGCTTACGGGATGAGTCGTAAACAAAGTTTGAGTTGTCAGCTACTAAGCCCTCTTCCGAGTGGTGTTCAACATTGATGTTTTCAAATTTAAAGCTACTGTTTTTAGCCTCAATACCTCGGTAGTTTCCGTAAACATCGATTAAACCCTTTACATCTACTTTTGAATTGAAAGCGTTGATGCCTGCGCTAGTATTTAGCTCAGACATGATCAATCCACCAGTAATCTCACTACCTACATTGGTTCGAGTGAAGCCTCCCCTTAAGTTTGAGTTTTCAAATTTAAAGCCATAGGTGTTTCTTGAAGCTATGATATTGATATCTCTACCAGAGGCTTCATAAGCGCCGTTAGTAAGGGTGGTAACAGGCAGCGCACTAATGGAAACATCACTATTGACAGCGTGGAAGCCTACACCTAATTCCTCATTACGAGTAGTTGTAGAGTTTAGGCTGTAGTTGCGGTAAGCGGCTGCGTGTCTAGACAGAACAACTCTAGAGTTATCAAACTTAAAGCCCGCTTCTTTTGCACGAACTGCTGTGCAATGCTCTAGCACAACATCAGAGTTTATAACCTCAATACCTGTGGTCCCTTCCGTCTCAGCATCAACAAAGAAGTTGCGAATAAATACAGGACCATTACAGTTTCTAACACTGATCTTTTTGAAGTAATTGAAGTAGCAGTTACCACCGATTAAATCGTTTGCAACAACTCCTCCTCTAAGGGTAAGCAATTCAGTATTCTGATTTTTAGAGCTAACATCAAGTGTCGCAAGAGTATTATCAACAGCTATATCCACCGCTCTTTCGTAAGGCGTTGATAAATACTCATTTTGTGAGTTTTGGAAAAAATCATTTCTCTTAATAGAAACAGAGGTCATACCTCGTTTTAAACTAAGAGAGGGGTAAAGAACCATACTAGCGACAGGCTGTCCCTGAACTCTAGAGTCCAAGGCTGTTATAGTGTTTCTTAATACAGGAGTTGAGATATCTAAACAAGATGAGTCCGTTAAAGTGTTGCTTAGGTCTAACGAGCTAAAATTTTGAATAGCCGTATGAGTTTTGTTATATGTTAGATCTCCAGTAGCATACCTACTTCTAACATCAGAGGATGCATTTAATGTTTGTCCAAAAGCCCTGTTGACAATTTCAATTGATCCACCTTCTTCGATCTTAAAATTATGTAATTCTAGACTACCAAGATCACCAATGTTTCCAACCTCAATAAGAATAGGGAACCTAATAACCTTTGGCATTGCGGCGATACAAGCACTCACAGTGGTAAAAGTATTTGGGTTGGCTTCGTAGTGAGCGGCTGGTGCATCTCCTGATACGGTGAAAGCTATCCCAGGAACGGCGGATGTAGGGAATCCCGCCTGCTCCCATAGCTCGTAAGTTCTCTCTTCTAAATCATATAGGGGAAGGTTGTCCTGCTCCCAGTTGTAGAAAGAACTAGTATCAAACTTTGATACATAAGGAGTCCAAGTATTAAATACCTTGGCGCTTCCACTACCAGTGTAAATGTCGTTACTGTTGAAAACCATATCAGAAGTTCAAGGTCCATCTAAATATAAGACTGAAATCGTCAGTCTTTCGGATATTACTAAATGTACGATAGCATACTAAAATTGATCGGTCGTTCACTTGTCCTGTAGGATTCTTCATGAACATTCCGATCTCGTTGATATTTAAATCCTCCCCAGATCTAGTTAAATTATTACACGCATCTTCGTCCAAGACCAGAGTGTATCTTACAGAGGACTCGTTTATTCTTGTTATCTTATTATGAGGTATGAGAGCAAAGGCTCTGCCCACAGTCAATGACCCATTGGTTAATTGCGCTGCTTCTTTGATGAACAGCTTACTTGAGTCGCCATACTCAGACTCAGTAAGTTGACCAGACAACTCATAAATGGAACTTGTTACTCCTCCCTCTGGAGGCCCAGAAACACCTACCTGAAATCTATCTATTTGATAATCTAGAATACTGTCTGATCCTGAGCCAGTGAAGAGATAAGACAAACCCACACCCATGCCAGATACAATGATATTGGGGTCATCCAGAAGCACTTCTTCTTGCCCCTCACGACTCCTTCTTACGATGGTCAAATGACCAGTAATTCCGACATTATCGTTAAAGTAATTCATCTCTAAACCTAATTCTCCACTTTATAATTAAAGGTGTGTAATTTTGATCTCCTTTATTCACTCCGCTATCGAGGATGCTAGTTATGTTTTTAGAAAAACCCTTCCTACAAAACAACCTATACTTCCTAGGATTATTTAGTACACTAAAGGCAAACGGTGGTGTATTTCCATTTAGCAGAGAGCTTTTCATATCAATACTCCACAGACCAATATGGTGAATGCCTCCGTACAAGTTAGCATGTCCAACATCGCCCTGAGACAAGGCCACTGAGTATTCAATGTCCTTGAATCCTTGATTTAAATCTTCTGGAGATGACGATATACAAAGACCACTCGCTGTGCTGCTCATAAGGTAATTGTCAGTGGTGTGGGGAACACTTGACATAACCATATTAACAAATCCAGAAACATCCATGGAGCTAACTTCATTGAAGTGGCTTTGATTTGTATTGTTATTAATGCTAATTGTATTGCCTACTGGATCAATAACTCTTCTAATATTTTGAGCAGCCGTGCTAGTATAAGGTGCGCTACTTCCGTCTGGGAAGCTGCCTAATACAGTTGCTGCCATTATGGCAGATAATGTGGAACTAAACACAGTATCCTCCATCATACTACTCATAATCGCAGATGGTAAGAAGTTAGTTAGCTGTCCGTTACCTGGGAACACTGAGCTTACTGCATGATCTCCGACCACGGAGGAAACGCTTGTATTAGATTCCAGGGTCGTTAGCATTGGCTCAGGTGCTATGGGCAATCCTACTTCTGGGATATAAAATCCTTCCCCAGGTCTTACAGGTTCTTCAACAACAGAGGGTAAGCCAAACTTGTCGATTGATAATGTTCCATCTACAACTCCCTGAGTAATAAAATAATCTATTTTATTAGTTGTTAAAGCATGAGCGTTTGCCCTGAATGCATCTTCTCCCGTGCCAAATGATATGGCTTGTATTCTATAATTTGAAGCATCTAGTATTGATGAAGTGGCGTGGTCTTCGATGCCTGAGAGAGAAGGAGAAACGGTCATGGCATCAGCTAATAAAACCCCTGCGCCATCCACCAGCATATTACTGCCTTTGTGAACTAGCTGATCGCCTTTCCAAATTTCCACTTCACCTTTCATCAGTTTTCTACCTCAATGCTTTCATAGTTTCCATGCCCAGATTGCTTTGTATGTGGAACCCAGTCTGGATAAATTCTGTAATTAAGTCTGCTTCCTCCGCTAACTTCTAAAGTGTCTGCTGTTATTGATGCATCTCTAGAGTTAGTCTTATTCTTGTATACTGAATCTAATCCTGCTAAACCATTATAGAATTTTAGAACCTCTCTAAGTTGAAGTTTATCAAGATAAAGAACATCTTCTTTAACAAATTTTCTTAAAGGCCACCCGCTAGTCTGTAAACCCTCGCCTGTTGGTAGACCAGCGTTCTCCCGTAGTGTAACATCAACCAACTCAACTGAGTCTATCAATAGGTAACTAGTTTCTTTAGATGTCTTTGGGAAGAAGATTTCAACATAGTAGCTAGTATCCTCTGAATGGATCTCTGACCTATTCTTGAAGAATTCCTCTCCTACTTCATACTTAAGGTATTCTGCATTGTTAATCTTGCTGAAGTTTCTGGTATCGAAATCTAACTCAAGAGTTTCTAGATAATCTTCTTTTAGATTCTTTATATTGATATCAGTCTTAAACTCTTGAGATTGTATGGAGTTTAGCAAACAGTAAGTTCTTTCAGAAGTTTCAATGTCCCTGAGAGGGATGTTAAATATATTAGACTGGGCTGTAACCTTATCGGAGGTTAGGCTCTCTTCTTCTCGAAGTGTCCAACGACCATCCACCCAAGACCAGTAGTATTTTCTGTTCAGTGAATTGTCTACAACATTGGTGTGTAGCCAAACACCGACCTTTCCTCCTCCTACTAAGTCTCTATCATCATCAGCGACGATTACTTTTAGTCTAAGCTTGTAATCATGGTTGGGTATTAAGTAGTTTCTGTTTATACCATAGGCGCTGAGATCAAATCTTATCCTAGGCATACCGCTTCTAGTTTTACACTTGATAACCGTATTGTTATCCAAGAAGGGTGTTACTCCTGAGGTTAATTTATACACGGTAAACGAGTTATTATTTGAACCAGATGTGTTTACAAATTCAATACCGCTTAGAATGTGAGGGTTTCTAAACTCTGCTCCTTTACCTGCACTGGCGTTAACGACAAACTCTCCCGAGTCTGATGCGATAAAGGTTCCAGAGGCGGGAAGGTCTTGGCTTCCATCACTGTAAGCAGCGACGGCACAGACGCTAAACACTCCCGAACCGTTGTTGTAGTTCAAGGGAAGCCCCGTGTCTATCGAAGACCCTATGTAAGTTCCTGCGGTCGTTGTGGCGGCTGAACCCTCTAGGGCTAGGTCACAATTGAACAAGCCCTTTCCAAAAACATGTGCAAAAATGTTCGCACCAGTTTCGTCTAGTTTCTTTAGTGACAAGCCGTGCCGATCAAAGTATTCGCAGTAGTCTCTATGTAACTTGTGAAGACCTTTTCCAAAAGCGAACCTAACATAATCATCGTATGAGTTTAGAACTAGACCACTGGCTATGGCTGCGTTAGCGTAACTTTGAACTTCATCTTTCCAGTCTAAGTGAGAGACTAAAGTGTTGTACCTATTAGCATGATCATATGCTTTCTGCTCAAAGAGTTGGTGCATCACTCTATGAATCCCTGGTAGTTGCCCACGATCCACATACCTTGCTGTGGTTTCTGCTATCTCAGGCATCTTTGCGTTTGATCCCAGAATATTCAGACCTCTATATGGGAAGGTATTACTAGTGTCTACTCCTGAGAAAGTTCCAGGGGAGGCTAGTGTTTCACAAGAATCCCAAACACCTGAGGGATTAAGATGGTCTACAACATGGAACTTACCTGCTGAAGCGACATATCCCAATGTTAGCTCACCAAGCGAGGAGGCAAATGAATTTTCTAAAGTAGAGGGATCGTAGGATACTGGTCCATTAAAACCAGTTCTATCGTAGTAGCCCGCTTTAGGAAGAGCTTGACGGAGATCCCTTCTTCTTAACGCTCTTCTTGCTGCTGAAGTTATCGCATTAGAATCATCGATGACATTATCAGAGCCGCTAGTAAGTGTATTGGCGGCGTCCCTCTTAAAAGTATTGAGCCCACCTCTACCATCATTGTTTCCTTTGCCAGTGGTCATTTGAGCGCCACTAAATTCAAAGTTCGATAGTATTGTTGCGCTTGCGTAAGATTCCCTAGTGTCATCCTTGTCAAAACCAAGATAGTGGAATCGTGTAGAGGACACTTCAAACTCTTCCGTAGCACTTGCTGCAACACTCACTTTAGGGACTGCGTGCGCTGGAATGAATTCATTGATCACTCTAGAAGCTTCATAGACCGCATATCTAGAGTCTCCTTCTATGGTGGTTTTGGAGAAATCAAAATCATCAGCAGCAAACTCTACATGCAAGTGAGATGATTTTCCATTCCATAGAGGTATTAGGTTCTGATAGAAGCTTGTTATGTTATTTAAAACTCTGTCGTAGTTAGGTGGGTTTTGTACACCACTAAACAGCATAAGGAAACCATTTAAGCTAGTTAAATTGGTAGATGTGTTTACGGCTGAATTAAGTAAGAAAGAGCTAACATCAGTTACAAAACCCTCGTCAACACCAAAGCACTTTAGTCTATCGCTTAAAGTGTCTACGAGAGGATGAGATATTTGACAATCCTCGTAGTATTTTACCTCTTCAAATGGAGGTAATGGGTAGTTGTGCTTGTCCCTGTAATTAAATACGAAATTTAAATTACCAGTCCCCGATAGATAAGCTTCAGGTCGATACTCTCCTGTCAGTGGGATGCTTGAATCATGATCACCCGCTGCATACATACCATACCCTAAAGGCCCCTCAAAGGTCGCGGCTGCAATCTGAGGCCCGTCTTCATACTTAAAAGAAGTGGAAGATAGCACTTCAAAATAAGGATCATCTATTGGCACCATGTAGAACGGTAAAGTTCTGTGGTGATAGAGTGTGGTATAGATATCCTCAAGGTGCCCATTCTCATCTAAGGTATGCAGGGTATAAACGGGATATGGATTTTTCTCATAGAAGAAGTTTTCGGGATGAGCTTCATACAAATCTAATAGAATTGAGTCAACTGCAATCTTTAGGTTTTCTTCTAAGCTACTTACATTGTAACCCCCAACACCAGCGGTAATAGCCTTATCTTGAGTCCATGTATTTAAATTTAAGAAATGTCTAGACTCTGTTCCTAAAGCGTACCATATGATCTGTGGCAGATATGACTCATATAACTCCCTTACTTGCCCTGATACATCTAGGCTTGTGTTTACTATAAGCGCATTTATTGCATATTGAATTGATTCGAGTGTTCCCTTTCTTTTGTATATCTCTACAGCAGATCTTAACTGGTGTCTCCACTTGTCTGGGGAGTTTCCGAATAACTTCCAACCAATTGTCTGTGCGATGTATTGCAGGTACTGCTCTGGAACATTCTCTATATCATAAATCAGTTTTATGTTTTCTACAGAATCAGATAGGTCTGCGAAAGAGAATCCTAAGGCGTT